GACAGCATGATGAAACCGACTTGACAACACGACAGCATGATGAAACCGACTTGACAACACGACAGCATGATGAAACCGACTTGACAACACGACAGCATGGTAGAATGTGTCTTATCCAATGAGGATTTTTGGTCGAGAAAATTTAATTTCCGTTCGGAAATTAAATTTTGTGCTGGTGATGATAGCGGGTCTTAGCACGTTTGAGGCGGAAGGGCCAACGAGTTTACTGAACATCTTGAACCACAAGACTGACATTGTAAGAATAAAATACGGGTGTCTTTCTGTAATATTGTTTCAGGCGATCTGCAGGTGTGGCATGTTACATATTCCTTAATATATCTTCTTAAAACATTCTCAATATGTTTCGATTGGAAACGTCCTTTGATAATGAGTTGCGAATTGCCGTCAACGGAACCGCTTGTACCCAACTCAGCTAATAAGAAGTCAAGAAGATGTTTCGGTTGTCGATGGAGAGCTTTGCAGATCTCGGTGAAGTTGGCAAACGATGTCTTTTTAGTTCCAACTCTGAGAACTTGTGGAGGTCTCATGACAAATTTAGGTTTTTGGCCTGCGGCCATACCTGGATTCTTTTCAATAATAATTTCAAATACCCGATTCAGCAATTCATCGTATGGATAGTCACGATCAGATCCCAGCCATTGGTTTGTGTTGTTTTCATCGACATTTTCCATCATTTTAAGGAGTTCATTGATATCAACCTTCTTCTTCTTTTTCTTCATCTGACCCAAATCGATACTTTCCATATTCAATGTCTCTATATCGTGATCTAAATTTGCAAATTGGCAACGCTTTACACTTTCAATACAATTCATACTTTTTAATTATTTATTTTTGGGTTATTTGCAATTTATTTTTGGAAAATTTAATTTCCGCTCGGAAATTAAATTTTGCTGAAGGTCATCCACATGAAGGTCGGAGTTGAAGGTTACATTTACTCATAAAAAAATTTATCCAGTATTGTTGCGTTTCCTAGATATTTTTCTGTCCATTTCAAATCATACTCCAAATCGAAGATGGTATCGGCGCTGCATGTTGAATGTATATCATCACAGATGTTTTCAGTTGTGATTGACGTACGATTCTGTAAACACAATTCAAATTCAGAACGACGTGGATGTCTGTCAATCACAAAATTATACATTTTGTTTGCTCCGTCTGTAAACTTACCAATGTCATTATGCAACCACCCATTAATCTTTTCATTGTTGAATGCGTTTTTCAATTTTGCCAGAACCAACTCCAATGCCTTACCTTTTATAGGCTCTCGATTAAGGGAAGATTGGCCTTCGAGAAGTGTAAGAGGCTCTATCTTTGTTATAAACTTGATAATGAGATTATCGGGTATGATTTGGTTGTAACCAAGAAGTTGCCACTTTAATGTTTCAGCATGTTCTTCAATGAATCCAGGCGACAAGTATAAACATTGTGATATAAAATCCCATTCTGCGTCTTGTATGAGGTCTGTTATCTGCGACGCGCTTTGGATGAGCTCGGCTTCCAAGAATTTGTACTTGTGTTCTAAATGTTCAATATGAACGCGATGTAGATTATCGCGATCTAAATTTGCAAATTGGCAACGATTTACACTTTGAATATAATTCATTGTAATAATGATACTTTTTAATTATTTGCAATTTCTCAATCGTTTTCCTGCAATTGCACAACACCTCCAACGAGCGCCGCAAAGCGGTATTGTGGTATCCTGATTAAAGATAACTTGTGTTCGACGTGTTGTGGTACAGTATGGTTGGAAGACAATGTATCAACGTTGATACATTGGATAGGGTAAGGGTCAACGAGTACCACAATCCCGCTTCGCGGGATTGGTCGACGAGTACCCTTCGGGCGCCGCAAAGCAGTACGTTTCTTTTTGGGAAATGTGTAAAATAAATGGGAGCGTCAATATCTCAAAATATTACAACAGTAGCAACAGAGGCTATTGCTAAAGTATCTAACAATATAATTCAAAATATTCAATTAACTACAGACCAAACACAGATCATAAGCGTCTCCGATGTCGACGGAGACGTTGTTATTTCCGGAAATACTTTTACTCAAAAAGCCAATTTAAATATGCAATCTCTTATGAAAGCCCTTGTTCAGGAAGATATCCAACAAGCTCTAGTAATGGAAATAGCTCAAGCAGCTAAAAGTGTTGTAAGTGGTTTAAATCTCTTTCAATATGCCGATGCTCAAAATAACATAAATTTGCTTTTAAAAGCGAGTGCGGAGCTGATGAATACAATAAGCAACTCTTGTATTTCTAGTATGTCTCAAAACGAAGTAATTACTGTAAGCCGTGTTAAAGGGAACGTTTATATTCAAAACAATTTATTTGAGCAAATTGCAGACATTGTTGGTTCATGTGTTCAAGATGCCGTATCTCAAAATAAAATTTTGCAAGATCTGGAAGCAAAAATAGATCAAAGTTCGAGTTCAGAAGCCGAAGGTTTAAGCTTAATACAAATAATTATATTGGTGTTGATAATTTTAGGGGTGCCTGCAGTGTCGGTAATTGGGGGGGTTGCAGTTGTTGGCAAATACATTTTCCCAGTCAGTATTCTGATTGGAGCTGTATGTATGGTTTTATATCAAACATGGGTAAATGAAACAATATTTTCACATGCATTTTCTCCGTTAATTCGTTATCTGAAGGACTGCGATTTTAAGCTTTTAACAAACACAGTCACGTCATTTGATACATCACGCGATGCCGCAAATGCTTGCCGCTCAAACCCTGGATGTGCAGCATTTGATTGGCAAGGGGCTGTTATCGACGACAAGGGCAACCACACATCTTTTACACCTCCCCAGACAACATTTTACAGTTATGTCAGCGACATATGTGAAAAGACGATTAAACAATCTCCCGATCATTCAAAAGTATTTAGACCTCCTGTCTTTATAACAGGCAAAGGTATACCGGGTCAGGCCAAAGGAGATGTTTATCTGGATACAACCACAAGCGATTATTATTATTTTGACCGCGATATAAGACAGTGGGTTAAACAAGGAGCATTTGCACATTCTGATTTTACAAGTCGACATAGCATTTCCTGGGGTACAGATCTGCCGTCAGTGCAAACAGAAGGAATACCGGGAAGTGTTTATGTTTTATATTCTCCAACAAATCCTATCTATTTCCATGTTTATGTCAAAAACCCAGACGGGTGGAAATTAAACGACCCTTCTCTTAAAGGTCCAGGACTGATACCAGATACCCCCGATAATATAAATGTAAGTGGTTTTACTACGGTTCAAAAAAAAAATTGGTTATTATATTTTGGCGGGTCCTTATTTACGATAGGAATTTTAGGATCTGTTTTTGCCTTTAAAAAACAAAAGTAGTTTTTATGGTTATTAAACCATAAAAACATTGTGGTACCGCGAAGCGGGATTGTGGTATTACAAATGCTTAAGCACGTCTTTCAATACTTTATCTAAAGATTGATTGGCATCAATCTCAACATGGGAGGTGTTATTAAATTCCTTATTATATTTATTATTTAACTGTTCTAAATACTCTATTGTTAAGGTGCTTTCTAAAGACCTGTTTCTGGCCAAAATTCTCTCGTATGCTACATCTGTATCAACTTTGAGATAAATGAATTTATCTATTGGGAAAGCAATTTGAGTATAAAATTTCTCATAAATTGCCATTTCTTCTCTCGTAATACATCCTCTCTCCATCAGCATCGATGAGAAAACATTCTTTGAAGACCACGGAGACCTTTCTATAATAACTTTATGAATGGTTTTATGTAAAGAATAAATTTTGTGATAGGAAAACAAGATCTGAAATTGTAAAGGAGCTGCAAATGTTTCCATGTCTTGATAAAAATTTGCCAATAAAGACCATTCATTAATAGGTTCTTGGACGCATACACTTTCATTTGTTAATTTGGACATCAATGTCGATTTTCCACACCCAATAATACCTTCAATTGCTATTATGTAAACCATTTTATTAAAAATATTTTTGGCTTAATTTTTCATATTTTTAATCTACCGTCTTTCGAAAACTTTGATGGAGCTCCTACTTTTTGTCTTTCTAATTTTTCATGCTCGATTTTCACCTTTTTATTATTAATTTTTTCATTGGCAAATCTAACCATATCCTGTACTGAACTCGCACAAGAACTAGGAACAGTCATTCCTTGTATAGCCTTGGCTTTTTCAGGATACAATTTTCGAAAATCGGATTGGACGGAAAACTGGGAGATGCATTTTTGCGTCTCTTTAGGGAAAGATTTGTAGGTAAAATTCATTTTTAATACATTATATTAAAATTGAACATGTTCAATTTTCTGATTGATTTATTAGTTTATGGGATATCGATCCCATAAAATATTTTTTTTTGCAAAAAATTTCTAAAGAAAATCTCAGATAATAAATGCCTACTACTCATTTGGTTTGTACCCCAATTTCAGCTGCGTCATTTAAAAAATTACAATCGCCGCCTAAAAAGTCTCCGGCTAAAAAGGCGGCTAAAAAGTCGCCTGCTAAAAAGTCACCTGCTAAAAAGTCACCTGCTAAAAAAGCAGTTAAAAAGTCACCTGCTAAAAAAGCAGTTAAAAAGTCACCTGCTAAAAAAGCAGTTAAAAAGTCACCTGTTACAAAGTCGCCTTCTAAAAAGGCACCTGCTAAAAAGGGAGCTAAAAAATCACCTAAGAAGTCGCAGTAATTTTATGGCGATGGCACAGCGCGATAGCGCCATAAAATTAAGTAAATAAATGTCTTTTCATGATATACATGTATTACAACCAAGTCAAGCAGAAGGCAAGTTGCTTCTCAACGATCTATCATATTTAACAGATCGGAATTTTTTACCTGTATATATTTCCGAAAAAAAAATTGGTTGGATTTCAAAAGATAGCACGACTTTAGATGCCCAACGCTCTATAAGGATGTGCCTAGATTCGCCTCCAATGAATTCGATGCAAAATTTGGGAACAATATATGATAAAAATTCAAACATTACTCGTTACAGAGGTATTTACCATTCACGGGACGATCTACCAGGACAGATACAATACCATTTAGACCCTCAAATGACACACCCTTTCTTTACACCATTATTCCCCGAAGATGTAAAAACTATGGCAGCTGTTTATATCGATCCTATGAATAATATTTCATATGATTTTAGACGTGTTCAAGATCAACCTCTTAATTGTTCAGATTGTACCATTCCAGAATTTAGAGATAGACAACATTTTAGAGAGGATATGTTGGCTAATATAATGAGAACTCGTCTCAAAAACGAGTTTGAACCCGTTTATTATAATTTTACATCACGATACCGTTCTTCTCTATAAAAATGATTTAATAGCCAATGGTAAAAATGTATATTATATTATATCATGGCATATTCTACTACTGAAAATTCAGATGCTCTAAAATATTGGACTCAATTTAATTTTGGAACCGCTCCATCACGTTGTGCCGAACCGGATGGACCAAAGGTCCTGGGCTACGGTTCGGCCCCTATAAAGAGACAAGTCACATTTAATTTTGGAAACCCCACATCTACAAATCCTCCAACATTTAATTTTGGAAACCCCACATCTACAAATCCTCCAACATTTAATTTTGGAAACCCC